TAAAAAAATGAGTGATATTTTAAATAAAGCTGCTGCTAGTGGTACAGTTATCTCCCCATTACAGTCTCCTGGCGCAATGTTGTCCCAGGGCAATTCAGAGTCTAATGGTGGTGTTCTTAACCCAACACAATCAGCACAGTTTATTGATTATGTTTTTGATCAGATGGTTTTAGCTAACGATGGTCGTAAAGTTGTTATGCGTGGAAACACGATGGAACTTGACAAGATTCGTGTAGGAAAAAGACTTACAGCTATTGCTTCACAGGCAGAAAACACAGCATCAAACAGAGGTGCAGTCTTTACAAAGGTTAACCTTGTAACAACCAAGTTCCGCTTGGATTACGAACTTTCGACAGAATCTCTAGAAGATTCTATTGAAGGTGGTTCTTTGGAGGATCACGTTGTACGCTTAATGGCAACTCAGTTCGGTAACGATCTTGAGGACATTGCTATTAATGGTCGTCCATCAACAACAGGTAACGGTGGTTATGACAATACAATCGCAGGATTTTATCGTCAAGTGCTTGACACATCAGCAACAGGTCACGAAGCAGCAGCAACTTCTACAGCAATGACAGGAATTTGGGCAAGCGGTGCAGCAAGCACAGCTAAGTTCAACCTAGATGCTCTTGAAGCAATTTACAATGCATTGCCTCGTAAGTTCAAGGCTCGTAGACAGGACTTGAAGTTCTACATGAACAGCAAGCACATTCAAGAACTACTTACACAGCTTCGTACAGTTAATACAACAGACTCCAAGTCTGTTCCTTACGAAACTGCACAACGTGTTCTTGATGGTCAAACTCCTCGTATCGGTGGTCCAGCAGGTGCACAGTACTCTGTGTTTGGTCTTCCAGTACAAGAAGTTCCTTTGTATCCAGAAGGTTTCGTAGACATTACGTTCCCGCAAAACAGAATCTGGGGTTTCCAGAGAGATGTTACGGTACACAAGTTCTTCGTACCAAAGAAAGATTCTGTCGAATATACAGTGTATGTTCGTCTAGGTCTTGCGTTGGAAGAAAAATCAGCTATTGCCTACGGCAAGCAGGTTTAATTCAAACAATCTTAAGCAAGGGTTACAGAAATGTAACCCTTGTTTATTTTTGGTGTATAATATTTAAATAGGAGGAATTATGTTAAATACAAAAACTATTACAGAACTTAAGAAATTTTGTGATGATTTTGGAATTGAATATACAAAAAATGCAAGAAAGCAAGATATTGTTTCAGTAATTCAAGAGTCAGGATTAACTTTTGATGATTATGAAGGTTCATCTTTAGGATTTAAAGATTATGTTCCAGAAGTAAAAGAAGAAGCTATTGAAAATCAAATAAAACAAGTAACACCAGAAATTTCAGATGAGCAATTACTTCTAACAACTATTGCTGGTATTGGTGCATACGTTAAAGGAATTAGTTTTGAGTACGATAATCTTTATGTTTTTGTAGAAAAAAATTTAGCAGAATTACTTATAAATGAGCCAACATATGGCGTAAGAGAGGCTTCCGTAGAAGAGTATAATAACTTTAACGGAATAAGGTAATGATAGAATATTTAAGAACAGATGGTGCTAGTTTAAACATTTCTTATACTGCACCAGCAAATACAGTTAGCATTGTTTATAGTGTATATGACCTAGACAATGATCAATATATTCAATCCGATCAAACAAACACTGTAGTTTCAAATGTCTTTACTTTGACATTAAATTCAGACACTACAGCATATGATCGGAAACTAAAGATTGACATTCAGGGTATAAAGGCAAATGATTCCTTTACTGATGAACTATATATTAGTTTAGTTAGACCATATGCAACCGCAGAAGAAATAGCAGCATATACAGGTTTAACAATTACTAGTGGTTCTGAAACCACCACCGCCCTTAAAAGAGCTACATTTGAAAAGTTTGAAAAGAAAGCAAGGCTTTTAATTAATGCTAGAACAAACTACACTTTTAGTTTTGAATACAAAACAGTACCAACTCTTGGAATAGGAACTGATCTTTTACACTTAGGTGAAAGAATTGAATCATACGATAAGATAACATCTGACGATGTTGTTATTTATGATAGCACTCTTTATGAATCACTAGATGATTTAACAATACCTTTGATTATTGCAGAAAGTCATTATGGACTTAGAACATATCAGCAAGGTGTAAATATTTCCGAGTGGCGAGATATTAATCCTATTTATACAGAAAGATTTTTTACACAAGGTACTTCCTTTAATATTCGCGGTGAGTATGGATGGAAATATGTTCCAGAAGCAGTTAAACAAGCAACTATGGAATTATTTACTGATCTACTTTGTTCTGATTTTGTTTATAGAAATAAAGGATTTAAGTCTATTAAGAACGACTCATTTGATATCACTTTCCAAGATGGAATGCTAAGTAGCACAGGAAACCTTTATGTAGACGCACTGCTTGAGCAGTATAAGCGTTGGGACTTGCGGGCGATTTAAATGTCTTGTCTAGCAGAATCAACATATACGATGAAAGCAGATATTTATGATCCAACCGTTACAAGAAATGAAACAAATGGAATGGTTTCAAAAGACTGGGGATTAACAAAAACTATTACTTGTGCTGCTCGTGGATTACTTGGATCTAAATTAGGAAATAACTCGGCTGGGGTAGACATTAAAGATCAGATTGTTTTAAATAAAAACTTTATTAAAATTAGAACATCAACCCCAATATCATCAGTTAGTAGAGTTGTAGCTATTAGAACTGGAACTACGGTTATATGGAAAGAAGACTATATTGCCAATAGTAAAGGCGGTGTAGCAGGAGCTACAATATTTGAGCCTCGTGGATCTACACCAATTCTTAATTTTGACGGTACAGTAATAGAGTTTGAAACAGTATTAGAAAGACAAGAAGTCCAAACACTAGAAGGTTTATAATGGCAAAAAAAGTTGATACTGGAAAAATGCCAGAAAAAATAATTGCTGTAGCAAGTTATCACGCAGATACATTAATTGAATTACATAAAACAAAAAATAAAAATCAAATAATAGATTCTGCTTTAAAGATAGTTGGTAAGCATTTTGGTGCATATTTAGATAACTTAGCAAGAGCTAACCCTATGTCATTTCATCACGTTTATGAAACTGGTCAAACTGGTAATCAAGCAAGTAGATTGTTTTCATTTACCATTAATCAATCTAATGGTGCACCAACTTTAGATTTTTCTTTTAAAGATGCAAGTATGCCAGAAAAAAGCGGTCAATTATTTAAAAGAAAAGCCTTTGTTATGGAAGAAGGAACACCAATAAATATAACTCCAAAAAAAGGAAAGTTTCTTGTATTTCAATTAGAAGGTCAAGACATTTTTGCTAAACAGTCATTTGTTCCAAATCCTGGAGGAGATGCTGTAAGAGGATCTTTTGCCAGTGCTTTTAATTCATATATTCAAAATACAGCGGATACAGTTCTGACAGATATGGGTTTCTATGATAAAATTAATACTATGTTGGAAAAAGAATCAGATGCTGTTATATCAAAAATTAATAATGGCAGAATTAATGATAGTTCAATGTCTAAAAAAACTGCAAGTAATATTGTTAGGAGTTTAAAGTAATATGGATTATACAAAACTTCCAGTAATGCTTATTGGTAATTATATCTGGGGTAAAGCCTCTGGTGCCATTTCTGGCTCTTCTAAGCTACCTACAAGCGTTTGGAATACAGATGCCTATACAATTACACCCCCTATTTTTGCGGTTAATGATGCTAACGCTGTAACCAATATAACCCCATATATTCTCTATGACTACCTGTTTACTGGAATAGATGCAAAAATGTTTCCACTAATTAGAGAAGAAGCAACTCTTTCTATTGTTGCACCTTGGAATGAGCTATATCCAATTAAAAACTTTATATATGACATAATGAGCCAGTTTGATGATTCTGCGGATGCTGTAAATAACTATGTAAATGATAGTGGTATCAGATTTAAGTATATCAAGGTTCGTCAAGATAACTATTCATTAAACGAAAAACAACAAACAAGCCTTGAGTCTGGGCTATATATCTCTACTCTTTACTTAACTTACGAGTATACAAGAGTATAAAAAATATGGTATTATATTAGAGAGGAAGCCCCCGAAAGCTAATTCAAAAATGCAAGGAGGTGCAAAAAAAATATGGCAAATAATGCAAAAAATATTATTGTTGGTGCTGGTACAGTGTACATTGGTGCAGTTACTGGTACAGAATACACAGAAAACGATATTCCTGCTTCAGGTACATTACAAGCAGCAGGTGCAACAAACACGCTTGATAATCCTGCAAACGTAAACTCCACTAACTGGACACACGTTGGATTTACATCAGAAGGTGTTACATTTGACTTCTCACCAGATTACGGTGAAATTCAGGTTGATCAACTTCTTGATGTTGCAAAGATCTTTAAACAGGGTCAAAAAGTTTCTGTTAAGACAACTTTCACCGAAGCTACTCTAGAAAACTTCTTGGTAACTATGGGTGCAGCAGCTTCAGATCTTGGTACTGTTTCTTCTACTGGAAGTAACAGTCTTCGTAGCCTTACACTTAATGGTGGTGCTCTTGGGTACTCACCTATTGAGCGTTCAATTCTAGTTGTTGGTCCAGCCCCTGATTCAATTAAGGTAGCGAACTTCGCTACTTCAAGAGCAGAAAGACTTTACATTGGATATCGTGCAGTTTCTATGGAAACAGTATCTATTGGTATTAAGAAAAATGAGGCAACGGTTTTCCCAGTGACATTCCGTCTTCTTCCTTCTTCAACTAACGTAGGCTCATCTTTGACTGGTTCAGAGGCAACTTACGGAAAGATTATCGATAGAGTTTACACCGCATCCTAATCTATAACTAAATAATTTGTAATGTGGTGGGTAGAAATACCCACCACATTCTTATATATAAACAAACTTACGCTATAATATAAAAGAGAACATTTAGGAGAAAAATGGCTACAAGAATTTATGAATCTTTAGAGATTGAATTGCAGGATGGTACTCCAATTACCATTAAACCGCTGAATCTAAAGACATTACGAGAAGTAATGAAAAAGTGGAAAGAAATTGAAACAAAAGAGAATGAAGATGACTTCCTAGAAGTTTTGATTGAATGTACATCGATTGCTATGAAGCAATTCGCACCCGAGCTTTCGGATATTGAAAAACTTGAAGAAGTTTTAGATCTCCAGACTATGTATAAAATATTGGAGGTTGCTGCAGATATTAGGCTTAACGACCCAAACCTGTTGAGGGCAGCTCAGGAACTAGCTGGAACGAGCTAGACTTAGCTGCCTTGGAAGCGGAAGTCTTCCTATTAGGTCACTGGAAAGACTATGAGGAACTAGAAAATAGTTTGTCAATGTCAGAGCTTATAGCTACATTAGGTGCTATGCATGATAAAGAAAATCGTCAAAATAAATTTCTTGCTGCGATACAAGGTATAGACTTGTCGGAGCAATCACAAGCATCTGAAAATTCTGGAGTATCTAGCCTTCAAGATATTGAAGCACGAGCACACGCAAGATTAACTGGTAATCAAACTGAAGCTATTGCTATTCAACAAGGTTTTGATGGATCAGATGGTCTAGATTATTCTATAGTAGGTCTTGATTAATGACAGGTACCATTAATGCTAATTTTAATTACAATGCTAATTTTGGTCCTGTAATTAATCAAATGCGTCAATTAATGACGCAAGCAAACTATCTAAATCAAACTTTACAAAACTTTGATAAACAAGCATCAGGACTTAAATTTAGTCTTGGTGACTCGCTTGCCAGCGACATTGGAAAAATGGGTGGCTGGAATACTAAAGTTATGGAACTATCTGACTCTGTTGGACAGTTTGGTAAAGCCCTTCAAAAACAAGAGTTAAGCCTTAAGCAATATGCTAGAGAAGGTGTTGGTGCACTTACTAAAGGATCTAATGCACACAAACTAGCAGTTCGTGAAGTTGCTCGTGAAATGTCACAACTTGCTGTTCTTGGTGAAAAGAATGGCAAGCAAATGGGTATGATGATTACCCCACAAAATATTAATTTAAAAGATTTTAATACAAATCTAGCTGTTTCTAGAAAACAATTTGATATATTTAATACTATTGTTCAAGATGGTGCAACAAAACTTATTAACTTTGGTAAAAATACCCAGTGGGCTGGTAGACAGATTACCGTTGGTCTTAGTGTTCCTATAGTTTCTTTTGGTGCTCAAGCATCTAAGATTTTTCGTGAAGTAAATGTTGAATTAACTAGATTCCAAAAAGTTTATGGTGCTGGTCTTATGTCATCTGGTGATGCTGCAACAATTAAAATGACTGAAAATGTTAAACAACTTGGTATTGAGTTTGCAAAAACTATGGGTATTGCTGTAAAAGATACAGCAGCCCTTGCTGCGGATTTAGCAGCAACAGGTCTTGAAGGACAAAAATTATTAAATGCTGTTAGAGAAACTACTCGTCTTGCAACACTTGGTGATGTTTCAAATCAAGATGCAATGAAAACTACTTTGTCTTTGCAGAATGCTTTTAAAATTAGTTCTGATGAACTTGCCCATTCTGTTGACTTTCTAAATGCTGTAGAAAACCAAACATCTTTATCTCTTTCAGATCTTACTACTGCCATTCCAAAAGCTGGTCCAGTTATTAAGGCACTTGGTGGAGATGTTAAAGATCTTTCGCTTCTTATGGTTGCTCTTAAAGAGGGTGGCATTTCAGCAGCCGAAGGTGCAAACGCAATTAAATCTGGTATGGCATCTCTTATTAACCCAACTAAAAGAGCAACAGATGTTGCTAGACAATATGGCATTGACATTAATCAAATTGTTAATGCAAATAAAGGGCAACTTATGCCAACAATTATTGAATTTCAAAAACAACTCTCCTTACTTGATGACTTTGGTAAAGCAAAAGTTATTGAAAATGTTTTTGGTAAATATCAGTTTGCTAGAATTTCTGCATTGTTTGATAACTTAAATGCTTCAAGTTCACAGACAATGCAAGTTATGGATTTAATGGGTACATCACAAAAAGATCTTGCAGCTAACTCATATATAGAAATGAATACGCTTATGAATAGTGGTGCTAAAAGATTTGAAAGAGCAACAGAATCTATTAAGGCACAATTTATTTCTATTGGTGGATCTATTACTACCGCCATTACTCCAATCATTGAAAATGTAAGTTCTAAGATTGGTAAAGTTATTAAGTTCTTTGAAAAACTTCCTGCTCCAGTAAAATCATTCTTAAAGGTTGCTGCTGGTCTTGCAGTTATTGCTGGTCCTATTATTATGGTTGCTGGTGTATTTTCTAACTTCTTAGGATATGTAACTAAGGGTGCTATGAGTATGGTTAACCTTGGTCGCAGAATGTCGGGTATTCCTGTTGAAAAATTTAAGATGCTTGATGATACACAACTTATGGCACAAAAATCAACAGATGCTCTATCGCAAGCATTTAGTTTGCAAAAAACAAGTGTTGAGCAGTTAAACTCTGTATTGGCTGTTTACAAAAAACATCTTGGCGATGCTATTACTCTTAATCCTAACTTTGTTAATACTCAAGTTGCTTCACAGACAACTACTGGAAAACCGCCAGTAGCTAAATTCCAAACTGGTGGTCAGGCTTGGGTTCCAGGAAGTGGTGATGGTGACAAGGTTCCAGCAATGTTGGAGCCAGGAGAATATGTTGTAAATAAAAAAGCAGCATCTCAACACTCAGGTTTGCTTGATGATATTAACTTTAACAAAGCACCTCGTTTCCAATCTGGAGGAAGAATAAATGGTTATGCTAGTAATTCATTTTTTGGTCACGGTAAATTTGGTCCAGAAGATTTACAACTTGCATTAAAGTCTTGGATTTCTCCAATGATGACTGGTCTTAGACCATTTAATAATCCAACTAAAACTGGTGGCATTCAACCTCTTGGTGAACAATATCCAGGATTCTTTGCAGATATATTTAATCAATCAATGGTTCCACAAGACAATCAACACCTTATGCGAGCAATGCAGTTTGACCGCAAGGGTGGAAATATGTCTCCAGTCGCTGGAACTATTATGGATAGTATTATAAGAGCACAAGAAGGAAAAGAAAGTTCCCCTAGATCGGGATATAGTAACGCACCATTTAGTCTTAATACAACAAGATTTACCTCATTTAGCACAGTTCAAGAAGCAGAATTTTACAAACGATTTATGACAATGTTTGAAAAGCCAAAGAACAAACGCAGTGCTGAATCTCGTGCAAGAAAAACGGAATCTGGAGAAATATTCCCATACCTTCTTGATTTATATACTGGTAAAGGTAATAACATTAATGGCATTCCAGTGTCCGATTTATTCCAAGGTCAAACACAATATGGTAATGAAGGTGAGACGGTTCTTCCAGGTGGATTAAGTTTCCCAATAACTGGATATGGTAGTGACATTAAATCAAGAATGCTTATGCTTCATTCTGTAATGCCAGGAGCTACTAAAACTATTAATGGTAAAGAAGTTCCTATATTCCAATCTGGTGGCAGAGTTAATAACTATGCAGATGAATCATATCCAAAAGAATTATTAGACTTAGTGCGTTCTTGGCAAGAAAACACCACAAGTATTAGACAAGATCCAGAAAAACTTAAGCAATTAATGTCTTACTTCCAACCATCTTCAGATCCAATGAAATTAAGAAGAAAAACATCTTTGGGTCTTCCTGGAGAGATACCAAGTGCTGATCAACTTGCTATATTACAGGCATTAGAATCTGGTGATTTCTTAAGTCTTGCTGGAAGAAAAATAGGATTTAATGGTTCTCCACAATCATATAGTGAACACCCACTTGACTGGCTTGTAGGAAAACAATTTAGCAATCCCCTTGCTGGTAGAGATGTTGATCAATCTTCATTAATACACTGGCAAAAACAATTACAAAATTTTGAAATACTTGTTCAGTCTTATAAGAATGATCCAACAAATCCAAACATTGGTCCAATGCTATCAAGAAGTTTAAGTTTTAAGCCTGGACTTACAATTCCTATAACTCAAGAAAATATAGACAACAGAAGAGAACAACTAAAGGCTCATATCCAAAGTATAGAAAAAGGACTTGCAGATCAACTTCCTATGGGTGTGGAGCCTAAAAAAGTTTTAATTGAAAGGCTATTTGGCAAAGGAACACAAATGTTACCTATTGCAGATATTGCAGATAGCATCCCTTATAAGGGAGATCGGCTTTTAGAAAAAGAAATAGCAACTTCATCAACTTCTGGTACGTTAGATTCTGTTTCTCAAATGTGGGCACCGCCATCTAGCTTTAAGGGTGGTCAGGCTATGTATGACTTACAGAAACATAACTTCCCTTATGTTCTTAATATGAAACAAATGGGTGGAAGAATAAATAATTTTGCAGAGCAATCAAAGAATTTAGGCAAACAACCTAAAAGATATTTTGGTACAGAGTTTGATTATGATTCTGAAGATCCTACTGCATTTCATTTGTTACAAGATTATGGAAAAAATAATGGTGCTTATTTAAAAATTGCAAGCGCATTATCAGATGGTTCAGATGTTCCTGGTTGGTATATAGAAGAAGCTATGGCTCACGGAGTACCTCAAACAGCAATAGTTGAATTAATTGTACAAGCAAGAAAAAAGTTACAGGAAAATGGACAAGATTTTTCTATAGCTGCTATGAAAAAACATGGAACCTATTCAGATTATAGCGCACCAATGCTTTTGGCTTTAGAAAAAATGGGATTGATGTCATTTACTGAAGAAGAAAAGTCTGCACTTCTTAATGGAAATAATATTAAAAGTGGATCAATTAAGAAAAATGATTTTGGTAAAGGTGATGCAAAAGCAATAATTGCTAGAAAGATAGAAGAATTTTCAACGGCATCAGATAATCCTTATGCAGAACCATTTGGAATTGATGCTGCTGGATTCATAGAAGAAATGCAAAACCTACCTGACTGGAAAAAAGAATTTTTAAATCAAAAGAAAATACCTTTATTTAAACAAATGGGTGGCAGAATAAATAATTTTGAATCTAAAACTTGGGGTTCGGATATATATACTGAGAATTGGAATCCAAGAAAAGATGGTAGATCGATTCCAAGAGAAGAAGAAATAGCTATGACTGACCCATCATATCTACAAGATAAATGGACAGACTATGATGGTATGCGTGGTATTCGTTCAAATCCAAAACAATATAATGCATTATGGAATAGTGTTCATCAGTCAATAAAGCCAGGAATATTAATGTCTCGTGGAACTGTTCTTAATTCAAGGTCTCCAGAGTTTGTTAAAGCACAAGCATCGCAAATGCTTGCTGCAATTAAATCAGGTAATATTAATTCTTTAGTTGGACAAAAATTAAACTTAAGAGGAATGCTATCGTTTTCATCTGATCCAAATAACAAACGTTATCCAGTTTCTAGATTCCTAATAAATAGTGCTGGCAAAGCTAATGTAGTTGACTGGGATAAATATAAAGCAGGTGATATGACAGAAAGATTAAAATATTCACTTAATAAGAAAAATGGAATAAATGTTGGTAATGATGGAGTTGAAAACATAATCATTGATTTCCTATCTGGAAAATCAACTACGGGTAAAAATCTACACGAAAATTCACCATTAGCTGGAGAATGGATATTAACCTCTCCAAATGGA